CTTACGAAGTTTCTCTGCAGCACCATCACTCTGAGTTCGCATCTGTGTATATCCTACTACTTCACCTTCATAAAATTCATTATCCTTTATTAACTTTGCTACAGACTGATCAAGTTCATCAATCTTAGTATGCTTATTCTTTATATTCTCCTTACCACGACTTTCAAGTTCTTCAATAAAATTCTCTTGCATCTTTACTTTATCATTAAGAGATTCTTTCTTAAGTTCTAAAGTTTTAATTTCATCCTTAATCAAGCGAAGTTTATCTTTAATCAAATTACTCATTGAAGAAAAGATTTTAATATCTAAAAGGTCTTCAATAACTTCTCTACGATTAGTAGCAGTCAATTGCATAAAAGGCACAAATGTACTACTACCAAGAATTACAATCTGTGTAAAAGACTTATAGTTCATCTTTAATACATTCTGCTCTAACCACTTTTGCTGGTCTACTGCAGAAGCAAATTGATCCAATAGAGCATCATTTCTCCAAATCTCAAAGATATTTGGTTTTATTCCTCGCACTACTTTCCATTCTGTTCCACCCAAAGAAAATTCTACTTCAACTTTACAATCCTTCTCATTAGTAGAATTAATTAACTGAGGTTTGTTTATACGCCTAAAACTTTTTCCAAACAAACTAAAGGTAAGTGCATCTAAAACTGTGCTTTTGCCTGCCCCATTAGTTCCCACAACCAAAGTAGTTGAATGTTGGTCTAAATCAAGTTCAATAAATTGATTGCCGGTACTTAAGAAATTTCGCCAGCGAATCTTTTCAAACAATATCATTTTCAGTAATTGGGGGGATTACAATATCATTGGGAGTTATAACAACATATTTGTAGTCATGATTCTCACAAGTCTTTATCATTATTTCATCTTCAACTTCAATCACATGCATCTCTGGACTTCCATTTTCTTCTAACATCATAGCAAATCTAATGGCATCATCCTCTTCCTCAAACAGATAAAGGATTTGATCACCCTCATCATCAGTTACTGAATATGCACCCTCAGTTTCTTTTCCATCAATAGTTAAAATATACATCTCAAATCATTTCACAAGCTTCTTGATATACTTCTTGCAGCATTTTCTGAATAGTTGATTTATCAAGATTTACATCTGCCTCCTCAATATATCTATTAAGGATAGACATCGTATCTTCTGATTCAAATTCATCAGAAGCATCTTTAGAATACCATCCGCTAAAATCAAAATTTTCAACAATCTTAAGATCATTAACTCCAGATGCATAAAGTTTATCAATAAACTTTTCAAATTGAATTTGATCTGTCTTTTCCTTTACTATAAGTTTTACAATCTTATCTTTATACTCTCTGGTATCAAATGTTTGATAAGGAGTATCATTATAGAAAATTTTATAAAAAATACGATAAGGATTATTGACTGGAGTATGTTCTAAAGTTTCAGTATCAAAAATATGAAATCCTCTTGTCTCTCCTACATCATTCCAAAACATCTCATAAGGATTTCCCAAGTAAAAAACTTTACCATTATCAGATCTTATATGAAAATGTCCCGAATAAACCTTCTCAAACTTATCAAATATTTTTACATCAGTTCCATGTTCCATTACATGTCCATGAGTAGCATTAAAACCATTAAGTTCAAGATGTCCCATTACAATTGAACTATCTGTCTTTTTAATATGATTACATATTTCTTCATGATTTTCTTGATTAATCCAAGGCACAAAAAGAACTTTTAAATTATCTAACTTAACATCACAAGAATTAGCATATATAACAACATTCTCATACTCACGAAGTAATAAATCTACGGCATTTACTTTATTACTATTTTTATAATAAGCTGTATGATTTCCTACAATAGTATGAACCTTACAACCCATCTCCTTTAAAGGATCATAATAATTATTCTTTGCCCATGAAAGAGCAGAGAAATCAATACCCTTGCGGCTATCAAAGGTATCTCCCATATCAACAATCGTAGTAATACCTTCCTTCTCTAATGTAGGAAAGAAAATATCATTATAGAACTTCAGAAAATAATCATGAAAAAGTTTTGAATTCTTTCTGGCCCCTATATGCTGATCGGTAATAATGGCAATCTTCATTCAGTTATTACGAACTTTACTATGCACTGCGTCTTTTATGCTATTATAATCTGAATAATTACTTCCGTCAAGTGTATTGTTATCATCAAACACTTCACTATATCCAGACCTTTCAATAATCTTATTCTTAATTTCTAACTGACGCTTCTCTCTTTGAATCCTACGAAGAAAAGCATAATGAATAATCTGAGTGAAGTATGCAAAAGGGTTCTGAGATTTCTCTGGGTTAAAGTTATGAATGTATTGAACGCAATTCTCAATACCATCCGAAATCATATCCTCCTTAAACATGTAATTAACAAAGTTTGGTTTAAAGGAAAGATGATTAGCAATCTTTAAAAAGCACTCACCAATATATCTTGGAATAACTGGTCTTGGTTTTCCTTGTATCTCAGCAATTTCTCTATCTTCTCTATATCTAATTAAAGCAGCAAGAAACTCTTTATTATTAACATAGTGCTCAGATCTTTTTCTCTTTGCCATAGTTCCCGGCTTCAACATAAGTATATCTCATCATATGTAGGTATTTTAACATCTAAACAAATACTTGACAAGTTTTAAAAATCAAGTAGACTAACTCTGTCGGGGTTGATAGGATTGGTTTAGCTACTCTTAAAGATGTTCTCTAAAACCTTTTTGGTATCATTAACATTCCCGAGATATCCCATTCTTCTATTAATTCTAGATCTATTAATTGCATCTTTGTCAGATTGCTTAACAAAGTCTTGATACATCATAATCATTTCTATATCACTAGATTCTGAAAGAGTAAGAACATCATTCATATTAATAATAAAAATATCATCTGTAGTAGTTTTTAACCATGGCTCTACTTTATATCCTACTGTACCTTTTCTTCCTGTAATTTCAACAATTGTAATAGGACTATGGACTAGTAGCATTGTTCTATTATCTTCTTCAGAAGCAGCTACTTTTGCAAATATTTCTTCACCAGATTTAAGTTTAATTGTTGAGTAAAAATCGTCTTCAATCATATTATTTCCTTAGTTGTATTGTGATTATTTCATAATTAAAGTTTTCTTCATTATAAATTTTAATTCTTTCTATGAAATGATTTAGGGTATAATTCTTTTTGGATCTATAAGAGCAGTCATCTGCTAAGTCGTACAAGATTGCTTTGATTTTGTTTGATCCTTTTCTGAGAACACGCCCGATGGATTGGAGGTTTCGTATGCGGGATTTGGAGGGGGAAGCAAACACAACATTATGAAGATTGCAAATATTAATGCCTGTTGAGAAAGTCCCGTAAGATGCGACAATAATTGCGTTGTTTTCATTTTCAGTAATTTCTCTAACCAATTCTCTTTCTTCAGTATCAACACCACCATGAATAAAAAATACTTTTCTATCACCTCGCTTATTTGTATTTATTAAATCGTATAACACTGCTCCATGAGCTTCTACTCTACTATACAGTATAAGTGTATTACCTTTTAAGTCTAATGACAAGTTTGCAATAAATTTATTTCTTTTTTCATGTGAAATAAGATATTCAATTTCATCATTATAAGTTTCAAATTTCTGAGGAGGATGTTTAAGAATAAGACATTGAATATCTAACTGAGATAAATGTCCTTGCTTCATTAATTCATCTGTTTTGGTCACCTTATATGATGGTCCAAACAGTCCCTCTAACACCCACTTATGCGTCTGTGTGCCGTCTAAAGTACCAGTGAATCCAAACCTATACTTGGCATGGTGTAACTTGGTCATGATGTTGATTAGGGACTTACTCTTAAATAGGTGGGCTTCATCTCCTATAACTACATTGTAATCTTCAAAGAAAGAACGATTTAGTTTATAAATTGATTGCCATGTTGTGATGGTAACAGGATATTCATTTGTTTTTTCTTTACCAGCATAGATACGGTGACAATATGACTCAGCATCCCAACCATAATTTTGAAAATCCTTATACATTTGCTCTACAAGAGATGTCGTTGGGACAACTAAGAGTATTTTTTCGTGCTTATCAATGTAGTATCTTACTAGAGAGTAAATCATCAAAGATTTGCCAGATGCAGTGGGACTTATCAAGAGCTTTCGATTATGTCTTAATGCATCGTATACTCCCTCAACTTGATAATCACGAGGAGAATGATTACAAATAGCAGTCATATAATCCTTGACACCTTGATGTGATATTCCCTTGTTTACTTCAAATGGGGTTCCGTAATATTCGTTATTAGTAAACTCATATGTATAATCATGTCTGTCACAAAAAGAAACAATCTTATCTAAGAGTCCGCAGTAAATTTCTCCTGTTGCTGTGCTGAACAATCTGATACGGCCATCCCAATATTTCTTTTTGTATGCTGGAGAAAACTTTGCACCTTCCACGTCGAAAGTGAAGTGATCTGATAATTCCATACAGATGTGAGGTTCGGCTTGTATATGGAGAAAAACCTCATTCTTCTTTCCTATAACAACATCAGTTCTCAAACAAATCCATTACATCTAGCTATATTTATTACCCTAATCCAGAGTTAAATCTCATAAATTCTATGCTATTTTTTATCTGAAAAGTCCTATTACTTATCATCTTAAGGATACTTTCAAGGTAAACTAACATCGTTTCGTAATAATCAATCTTTAAAGAACAATTAGATAACTTCTCATCAGCATCAAGGTATTTTTCCATTGTGGATTTATCCCTTATCTTCTTTCCAAAGGGATTTTCTACATATACTTCTGGGTCAGCCTTACCTGAGAAGTATTCATATCTTTCATGACGAATATTCTTTCTTTGCTGTTCTGCTTTCTTTCTCAGAAGAAATATTGTATTATATAAGTCAAAATATTTTGCATGAAGGCACGGGATATTTAACGATTCTGTATGTAAATTGTCTGGATCTATTTTTGAATCTTTTTCCCACATACCCTGCAATGAAACAAGGTCAATACTCATTTAGTCACATCCACAAAGTGCTTTATTATTTAAATCTGTTATATCGTAAATAGTATACTTGAAAGATGCCTCTGCTGTAAAGTATTCTATATCTGTATCTGTAGCATCAAAATTTAATGTTGATAATGAATAAGGCCATAGATCTTTAAACATTACATTAAACTTAGCATTAAAATTGCTAGTTAAAATTTGCAAAGTTCCATCTGAATAGATATCATCTCCTTGATTATAATAGTTTGCAGGCATAGTTGAATCCTTTTCCAAGTCAGTAAACTCTTGAAGACTTTCAGGAAATCCTAACCCCCGTATCCACCTTTGTAGTTGAGCATAATTTCCAAGATCTTCATCAACCAAAAACCTTACAGTAAGATCACCAAATTGAATCTTATCTCCTGGTGTAGGAATATCCTTTAAGTAAGTAGGTTGTATTGCTACTCCAAGATCTAATGATGGAATATTAGCCTGATTACAAAAATAGGCAACCTTAGGAATTCTCTTAATAGAAAATTTAAATCCTGTAGGAGATAAAAAATTTCTATTATCTATGGGGGTAGTTCTTGCTGTTGCCATTATTCAGTCACTACGGTGCAATCTTTCCACCACTTTGGTTGATATGTGATAGTTTGATTCCCTAAAGTCCGAGTTTCAGTAGTTTCTGCTTGGGCATTTGCAGTTGTCCTATTAGTATAAACTTTCCTATCACTATAAGTTTCTGTCCATGTATTATCTCCTTTCCAATATACATCACCAATAGATGGGTTTAATACACTAGGAGTTTTGATATGATAATTGGCCATTTTTCTTAGTTTTTAAGTATTTAGTCGTCTTCTATCTCATGATGAGCATAATTATAGTCGGTAATCATTGTAAATAATTTAATTTTATAATTTTCTAAAAATTGCTTTTCTTCTTCTGGTCTTTCTGGTGGTCCGGGCCATATATGAGAATAATAATCTATTGAACTATAAACCATCCTAAGGTCTCTAATATTCATTCTCCATTCACATCCCCATTCCAAATCATCATCAGGTGGAATAAAATCATATTCTTCTTTCTTTCCACCCGTGGCCATTAGTTCTCATTTGTATAAAACTTTTCTTCCACATCTCTATTCATTTGTTCTTCTAATTTTGCCATAGCAGCATTTACTCCTGCTAGACGTTGCTCTAATGTATCGCGCCAATGTCCATACATTTTAAGTTTCCATTTACGATGATTTTCAATACTCATTTTGTTACGCAGGTCTCCGTATATATTTATCACAAGATCCTTGCTCCCCCTACAATATCGTGTATAATGTAGAGGTATTAAATGGGTGGATGGGCCCTAGTATGAACAAATTTTTAATTGCATTGATTACTCTTGGTACAATAGTATCTCCAGCAATTGCCAATGATACAGAAAAAATTTCTGGTGACCTTTACACTCAACATCAAACCTTATGGAATGCTATTAAATCTGTTGGTGTAAAAACATACTTAAATCCTCCTGGATGTAAAGTATTAAAAACAAAAGATCTTGCTGGAATGTATTTTCCTAACGAAGGGAAATTGATAATATGTCAAGATAATTATGAT